CGCCACAATAGATTTAATGTATCACTATAACCCAATTAACGACAATGAAAGCTGGACAGTTGAAACCGCAGAATGGAGCAAAGAACTTACTATCTCAGAAGCAGAAGATGTTATCGCAGAACTTACTTACGGAGCATCCGACCACTTCCACGAGTTTGCCTACCAATGCTATCACTTTAACCCATACGAAGAGGGCACTTGGTTTGTTTAGAGACTACCAATTGAACCGCTATTGGGATAACTTTAACTTTGATTTATATAAAAGAATTTGTGAAATAAAAATAAACACGCTATGAGATTTAAACTAACATATGAGATAGGACTTGCAGTAGTTCAAGAATGGATATTCACAAGCAAGAGTTTAGCCTATTGGAAAAAAATGGATTTGATTGAGTCAGGAAGATTTAATGACGGAAAATTTAAAGTAACACCGCTATGACACCGAAAGAAAAAGCAGAAGAATTATTATTAAGATACTTGAAAGTAAAAACACATAAAATGTTTAATGGATGGTGGCATAAAATTACTGCAAAGCAATGTGCATTGATTGCAGTTGATGAAGTAATCTCCGCTGATTGGTATATACCAACTGCCGAAGATTATAAAAAATGGACATCTTATTGGAAAGAAGTAAAATACGAAATTGAAAAGCTATGAACATAGAACAAGTAAAAGAATACATTGAGTCAGAAGGCTTAAACGGACGAAGCAGAGAGCAGTTCTACGTCTTTAGAAGGCATTACCTTTGCTATGCTTTGTACCGCACTCAAGAGCTAACATTAGGAGAGATAGGAAAGATATTCAACCGAGACCATTCCACCGTATTACATTCGATAAGAAAACACGAAGAGCTAAAGGACGATAGATTGTATAAGAAGATGACTGAAAGCTGCTCACAATTGATGTCAGAGCCTGTGACGTTTACAAGACAAAGACGGAATATCTTTGAAGACATAGCCAAAGCTACTAACTACGAAAGATTACGCAGAATCAGACGCTGGAATAACGAGGGAAGATATGACCATCAAAAAAGTTTTCAACAAGCTGAACAAAATGCCAGTTAGTTAGTTATATTTGTAGAAGGGAGTGCAGACCCATAGAAAACATTTTAGCCTCATTGGGGAGTAGTGCTGCACCACGAAACCCGACGAGGCTTTTTTATTTTAGTGCAGTAAGATGAGCGAAAGAAAAGCAGTTAAATTTTATCGTAGCTATTGGGAGGTAGCTATGGAACTAAACGACAAGGATAGGCTTGCGTTTTATGACGCAGTAATGTTGCGGCAGTTTACAGGAAAAGAATCCACGTTGACTGGTATGGCTAAATTTGCATACATTAGCCAAAAACACTCTATTGATGCTCAGGTTAAAGGTTTTGAAGACAAGACCAAGACCCCTTTACAAGACCCTACGCAAGGGGGTACGCAAGCCCCTTTGGTACAAGTACAAGAGAAAGAAGAAGAGAAAGTAGAATACACTATAGAAGAGCGCAAATTAAAATTTGCTGATACATTGAAACCTTTTTTAGAACTTTATGGTAAAGAGATGCTTAATGAGTTTTATGCTTATTGGACTGAACATAATGCTAAAGGTAAAAAAATGAGATTTGAAATGGAAAAGGCTTGGGGTATTGAACGTAGATTAGCAACTTGGAATAAAAACGTGCAAGAACGTAATAAATCAAAAGAGACTGAAGAACCTAAAGAATTATTATTAGCGCGTAAATTAGGACTATGTTAAGTAAGCAAGGAGACTCACTACAATACCTCTTGGATGTAAGAGATGGTAAAATAAAACAAGGTCTTGGACTTGACTGCTTCTTAGATGAGCATTTAAGATTTAAGCCTAAGCAACTAAACATCATACTTGGACACGATAACGTTGGAAAGACGTATTGGATTAATTGGTATTTTCTTACGCTGGCACTTAAACACAATCTTACGTTCTGCATTTGGTCAGGCGAAAATCAAAAAGGTCAAATCCTTAGAGATATGATTCAAATGTATAGAGGCAAGCACTTTAGTAAATTGAGTCATTCGCAAATCAGCGGAGACCTTGCGTACTTAGAGCAGTTCTTTACATTCGTGGACAACTCGAAACTATACAAACCTGATGAGGTTCTCGAACTATTTAAAAACAGCGGAGCTGATGTAGGACTTATAGACCCATTCACAGGGTTAGATAGAGAGATGAGCTTTGCAGGTAACTACGAATTTATGAACCGAGCGAGGCAGTTTGTTAATCAGACAGGAATGACAATCTACATAAACACGCATCCAAATACTGAGTCAGGTAGAACTGGCAACTTGTATCAAGACGGAGAATGGAAAGGACATCTCAAACCTCCACTTAAAGACCATATTGAAGGCGGTAAGGCATTTTTAAATCGCTGCGATGATATGTTTGTGATACACCGCCTAATCAAACACGAAACAATGAAGCTCGTAACTTGGGTTGGAGTAGAGAAAGTTAAGGACACGGAAACAGGCGGTAAGCACACGGCATTGAATGAGCCAATTTATTGCAACTTTAATTCAGGCATCGGCTTCCAAATAAACGGGGTAGACCCTTTAACACCATTTCGCCCAATTGAAAAGCAAATGGCATTACCAAAAGACGGAATGTTATCAACCTCTGAGAAACTCCGTAATTTAGCAAACCAAAACCCTTTTTAAAATGGAAAATATATATACTTATTTAATGTTTGACGGAAATATTTATAAAATTGGTCAAACACGAAACATAAAAGAAAGGTTAAGCGCAATGTATACTGCGAGTCCTTATATTAAATTAATTGGTTATAGCGATAAAATAACTGAAAAAGAATTGCATAATGCGTTTTCAAAATACAGGGTTAAATTGGAATGGTTTGATTTATTTGATTGTCAAGTTGACGATATATTAGATTCCTTTAAAACAGGAAGAATAACAACACGAGATTATTTATGGTATAAAATGATAGATAGTTGTAAATTTTTTAAAAAATTTGATTCAAATAAAGTAAGAGAAGATATACATAATGAATTTATAAAAGATTTACCAAAGGTAAAAAGCAATTTATTTAATGCATTTTAAAATGGACATAGGACTACAAAAAATTAAAACAGGAGCAAACTTGTGGGCTATTAAAAAACGAATCCAAAACGCCCGTGAGCAAATACTTAAAACAAGACCCGAAGCAAAGGATTACATCAAAGGCGCAGAGCAAAGCGAAGAGGAGCTATTAGAAGCAATCAGCTTTCTGACAAACCTATATGAACACGCAGTAGCGATAAGTAGAGAAAATACAATTCTCGCTAATAGAAATATGGAGCAAACACGAATAATTAAAGAATTAGAAAACCAAATTAAATTTAACCAAATAGAAAACGAGTTATGACAAAGACAAAAAAATTAGTAGCATTGACAGCCTTCCTTCCTGTGTTGGCAGACTTCATTGAAGATTTAAACAATCAGTATGTATTCAAGCAATCATTAAAAAGAAAGGCTAATATCCTCGCTGAAGAAATTCAACGAGTAGACCGTGAAATCCTACGAATAGACGGAGAAAACGCAGGTAAGATATTTGACGAGCAGATTCAGTTGCAGATATTGTTTCGCCAATGGATTGAGGAAGTAATTGAATTAGACTGATGAGGTGCAAGAATTGCAAAGAGAAGTTTGAGCCTATCCGCTTTAATCAAAAATACTGCTTGAATAAGATGTGCGTAGCAGCTTGGGTGCAGGAAGCAACCATAAAGAACTGGCAGAAGAAAAAGAAGAAAATGCAAGCAGAATTAGAGACAGTACAAGACCTTGTTAAAGCAGCTCAGTTGGTATTTAATAAGTTTATCAGGCTGCGAGATAAAGACGAACTCTGCATATCTTGTAAGCAAGTACCTAAGAAAGTCAACGCAGGTCACTTTTGGAATGCTAACAATCATTGGAATGTACGCTTTGATGAGGACAATGTACACGTCCAATGCGAGAGGTGCAATAGCTATTTATCAGGCAACCTTATTGAATATCGTCAGCACCTACTAACAAAAATTGGAGCAGAGAGATACAATCAGCTTGAAGCAAAAGCAAGGGTAACACGAAAATTTACCAAAGACGAACTGAAAGAAATAATCAAAACCTATAAAAACAAAATAAAAGATGGAACACAATAGCGACTTTAGATACGATTTAGAAATCGGTAAGGAATTTGAGACTCAATTATTTGAGGTACTTGGTAAAAGAATAGAAGTTAAACGAGACTTCAAATGCTTAGATACAGGCAACATATTTGTTGAGTATGAAAGCAGAGGTCATAGTAGCGGAATAAGCACAACACAAGCTGAGTATTGGTGCTATTGGTTAAGCGATGACCATTGTATTTTGATTAAGACGGACACTTTAAAACAAATGTGCAGAAAATATTTAGGCACTTCTAAGGATATTTTAGGCGGAGATTCCAACACCAGCAAAGGAATTTTGCTTCCAACTAAAGATTTTTTAGATAAAAGTATCAACAATTGAAAATAATACCTATATTTGTATATAATTAAAAACACACGCTATGAAGAATTTATTAAAATCGTTGGCATCATTCCAACAAGAAGTGCCTGTAATCCACAAGGCAACACAAGGCTATGGCTATTCTTACGCTGACTTGCCTAAAATCTTTGAAGTAATCAATCCGCTGCTAAAAAAACACGGACTTGGATTTACTCAGACACTACACACTAAAGAGGATGTTAACTACATTTCTACGATGGTATTCCACATCGAGACTGGCGAACACATCGAAAGCTCAATAGCTATTCCTTACGTTCAGTTGAAAGGTATGAATGATTTTCAGTCCTTTGGTTCGGGCGTGACCTACTACCGCAGGTATGCCATCTCAGCTGCCCTTGCACTTGTGACGGATAAAGATACTGATGGTGCAGGCGAGCAAGTTAAAACTGAGAAGAAACTACCTGCCATTGACCAAAAGCGATTCAGCGCAGCAGTACAAGCCATTGCCAAAGGTGAGTATACTCGTGAAAAGCTCGAAGCATCGTTTGCATTAACTGAAGGTCAAACGGATATGCTTAACGCACTATGAAGGCTCTCAAAATTAGGTGTTCAGCTATCGGGAAACTGATGGCTACACCTCGCTCTAAAAGCGAAATACTAAGCCAAACGGCAAAGACTTACATTCACGAGTTAGTATTAGAACACAAATACGGCATCAAGAAGGAGTTTTCAAGCCGTTACACGGACAAAGGCAACGCAGTTGAAGATGAGTCTATCTCGTTGGTCAATGATGTCTTAGATGTAAAATTTATCTACAAGAACGAAGAGTCTTTTGAGAACGATTGGATAACAGGCACACCTGACGTAAACACGGAGGATGTATTGTTAGACGTCAAAAGCTCTTGGGATGCTACTACCTTTCCGTTTTTTGATACTGAAATCCCTACAAAGGATTACTACTACCAACTTCAGGGTTATATGTGGCTCACAGGAAAGACTCAATCGATGCTTTGTTACTGCCTTGTAGATACTCCACTTGAAATGGTAGAGGACGAAATCAGACGTGCGCATTGGAAACTGCACAAACTTGACGAGGATTTAGATTTGCGTGAGGAGGTTGAAAGTAA